GGCTCACCGCCGGCCACCGGCGTCACCTTCACGGCCCGCAGGCACTCCGAGCAGTAGTACAGGGGCGGACCCAGCTTGTCCCACAGGGCCCGCTCGAGGTCGCTGCGCTGATCCATCAGGATTCGGTGACCGTGAGCGCGCCAGCCGCGAACTGCGGCGTGATGCCAGACGACACAGCCAGCGGGGAATTCAGTTCGCCGTAGTGCCAGACCGCCGTGGCACCGGACACCGCGACGCCGGTTGAGACGTCCGTCAGGGTCGCGCCCGAGGCGCCGCACTGCGGGAACGAGATCGTCGCGGCATTCGCCGTGGCGCCACCCGAGGCGGCATCCCAGCCCGTTGAGCGGGCGACCGACTGGCGCGCGTAGTTGGTGTACGCCGTTTCGTTCTCGGCCTGGGAATTCGTCGCCGCCGTGAGGCCGGCCGTGTGCAGCCCGACGAACACGTTGGCGAGCGGTGAAGCGGCGGCATTGTCTGCCACGTTCGCCCACGCCGTCGCCCGGTACATCAGGTTGACGATGGAGTTGCAGGTCGCGGTGCTCTTAGGCATTCGATAATCCTCTGATCAGCCGTGCCGGATGCGCGCGTCGAGCACGCGCACCGTCTGACCCTCCACCAGGGAGAGTGCATCGATCTTCACTTCGGCCCCGACCCGCAGGTCATCGGCCACCAGGTCACCTGAAGCGTCGTGCAGCTCGGCCAGGTAAGGTCGGCCGCGGGTCACGGCGCGTGCCCGCAGCTCGCCGCCGAGGACGAGCTCGTCGCCCGACACGCCGGCGTCTGCGATGGGCAAGCTGGCGAGCACCACTCGGCCTTCGCTCAGCAGCACCAGGGCACCGCCGGTCAGTTCATCGGCCACCAGCTGCATTCGCCGGGTGCGAATCTCAGGCGCGTAGCGCACGCGCTAGTCCTCGTCGACGGCGCGCAGGCCTGCGGCCCGGCCGTTCGCGTCGCGCTCGACGACGTGCCGGGTCTTCGGGTGCGCGAGGTGCACGTGCACCGGCGAGGCCGGCTCTGACTTGCGCGCGAGCTCGCCGACCTGACGCTGCAGCGCCTCGGTGGTCTTGAGCAGTTGGTCGAGTTCTTTCGTCGGCCCCGGCGCCTGGCGGCCCGCCATGCCGGCCGGGATCATGTTGCCGTTAACGAGCAGTTGGTCGCCGCCAGGTAGCGCCTTGCGGCCTTCCTCGGCCCGCGCTTCGTTCGGCGTGATCACCGCGGCGTTGATGCCCTTCTGGTAGCCCTCCATGCGGGCGCCGAAGTCGGCGCGCAGGAGCTCGTCGAAGTCGAATTCGGCTTCCCAGCGGCCGCGCTCCTCGTCGGTGAGCAGGCTGACCTCGATCGACGTCTCGAACCGCTCGAGGTACGGGCGCAGGCCGAGCTTGTACCAGCCGGCGATGATCTGCTGGATGCCCGATCCCCAGGTCGTCGACCCCGCCGTATCGTTGATCAGCACCGACGGCACGCCCATGAAGCGCGCGATGTCCTCGATCTGGAAGCGTCGCGATGCGAGCAGCTCGATGTCCTGCGGGGACATGCTGACCTGCTCGTACTTCATGCCCGCCTCGAGCACGATCAGCGAGTCGTCGTTGCCCTCGGCCAGGTCCTTGAAGCTCTGGCGGATCTGCGTGCGCTGGTCGGGCTTCAGGACCTTGTCGTACATCAGCACGCCGGTCGGCTTGGCCCCGTTCAGGAACACCTGGCTAACGCGCTTCTCGCTGGCGATCGCGATGCCGAGCGAGCTCCGGGCATGGCCGAGCGGGCTCAGTCCGATCGTGTTGTTACCGAACAGCTTGACGTGCCAGATCGTCTCGGCGGCGTAGGCCACCGTGCCCTTGTCGGTGTAGTACAGGTACGTGACGCTGCCGTCCTCGAGCGTGCGGACCTCCATCTGCGGCGCCATGAGCGGCAGCAGCGAGATGATCCGGCCGTCGGCCCCGCGCGCGATGCGGGCGTAGCTGTTGCCGTGCACCGCGAGGTTGAGCGACTGCGTGGCAAAGAATTCGTGGCGGTTCTGGAACCGGTTCACGCGCCCGGATAACAGCCGCGCCAGCCACAGGTCGTCGCGGGTCGCCGAGGCGCCCGAGTCGCGGTCGTAGAACTCGAGCGGCAGGCTCGCGCAGGTGTCGGAGATCAGCCGCACGCAGGCCCAGAACGCCGAGACCTGCATCGCGGTGTCGAAATTGACGTCCGCCGCCGGCGTCTGCGACGCGGACAGCGGCACCGGGTACTGCGTGCCGTGGACGTCGCGCGGGCCGTAGTAGCCCAGCCAGCTGACGATGCGGTTGTAGAGGCTCACGCCCGGCCCCGCCGCATCGTGATCGGGTTGCTGAACACTTCGTCGAGGTCCGGCGTCTGGTCACGCAGCGCCAGGCCAAGCGCGGTCAGGAGTGCCACGAACCCGTCGATCTTCTTCTCCTCGCGATCCTTGCGCGGGTAGACGTTGTCCTTGGCGTCCATCTTCGCGACCACGTTGGAGACCATCCACGACATGACCGGGTCTCCGTTGTGACGGAGCTTCCGGGCGCGGATGAGCGCATCGGCCTGCTTCATCGGTTCGGAGAAGTTGAGCACGGTCGGTCGTACCTCGATGCAGGGCAGGCCTGCATTCATGAGCTCGGTCACGAGCATCGTTGCCTGGAACGGGTCATAGCCGAGCGACACCACGTCGAACTGGGCCGCGAGGAGCTGCAGGTCCTCGAGGATCCGTCCGAAGTCGATGATGTTGCCCTCGGTGACGGTCAGCCACCCGGCCCGGGCCCAGCCCCGATAGTGGTCGTTGTGCGGCAGCTGCACGGTTTCATCCGGCAGGTAGTACCGGCCGAACCGCGCGTAGGCCCCATCATCCAGCGGGAACAGCAGCTCGAGCGCCGCGATGTCCACCTTGGACGCCAGGTCCATGCCGATATAGCAGCGGCGGCCCGCGAAGGCCGTGAGGTCGAGCTCCTGGTCCCGGCATTCGGTCCAGCGCTGCATGTTCACGTAGGCGTCGCGGGCGTTCTCCCAGATGTTCAGGTGCTTCGTCTTGAAGACACCCTGCTTCCTGGGATTGCCGATCGCGTCGCGCAGCTGGCTCTGCAGGAATTCGATCGAGACGCTGACGCCGGCGTTCGGGTTCGCCTTGCGCAGCGCGATCTCGCTCGTCCAGTCGTCCTCGGGGTCCGCGGCGTAGATGACCCCGAAGTGATCGTCGGCCTCGAGCGTCCCCTCGAGGATCTTCTGCACCGTCAGCCAGTCGTCGTAGCACGGGCCGGCGATGTCATACCCGGCCGTCGAGATCACCAGCAGCAGCGGCTGCTCGCGCGCACCCATGCCGGTCAGCATTGTGTCGTAGAGGTCCGACGTCGGGTGCTCGTGGTACTCGTCCACGATCGCGCAGTGCGGCGAGGCGCCGTCGCCCGGCTTGCCAATGATCGGCTCGAACTTCGAGGCGTCCGCAAGGCGGATCATGTTCGAGGCGTTGACCGTGACACCGAGCGCCTCGGGCAGTGCGGGCTCGGCCAAGGCCATCTGGCGGGCCGGTCCGAACACCTCCCAGGCCTGCTTCTCGGTCGTGGCGCCGGAGTAGACCTCCGCGCCTGGCTCGCCGTCCTTGCCGAACATCCACCAGGCGATGCCGCCGGCGGTCGTCGACTTGCCGTTCTTCCTCGGCAGGTAGATCGAGCATTTCCGGAACCGGCGCAGGCCGCTGCCCTTGCGGATCCAGCCGAACAGGCTCACGACGATGAAACACTGCCAGCCTTCGAGCTTCAGGCGGTTCGCGGCCGGCTTTTTCGGGTCTCGCTTCGCCCATTTGCCCTTCACATGGGGCAGCAGCTCGAGGAATCGGCAGACGCGCTCGGCGCCGTCCGGGTCGAACTTGAACCGGCAGGCCTTCGTCCGCTCGCGCTTGCGGTCCTCGAGGTGCCGGCGACAGGCCAGCGTCGCCCATTTCCCCGCCGGCAAGCGGCCCGCCAGGACGTCGCGGCAGTACTTCTCAGCCGCTACGACGTGCGGATGCCCGCCCTTCCGTGTCACGCGTCAGCGAACGGGTTGCCTTTCGGGCCGTCGTCTCCGGCTGGGGCAATCTTCGTGCGGGCCTGCGGCGTCATGCCGAGCTGGATCAACCACTGGCGGAGCTCGGCCGAGAGCTTCCCGAAGCCGGGATGCAGCGCGGCCATCGGCCCCAGCTGGCGGATGCCGGACAGGCAGTAGGCGGCCTGCTCGACCGCAAACTCGTCGGAGCTCGACAGCACGATCTTCGGCAGGCGCTGCACGATCGCGTGCCATACCGGCACGACGTCGCTCGGCATCTCGGTCGGCGGGTCTTTGTCGAACGGCGCGGCGCCTTCAGCATCCTGGCGTCGGCGTTGCGGGTTCGCTTTGAACGCTCCGCGCAGCTCGAGGATCTTCGCTGATGTTCTAGGACGGGCCATCTCGGAACCTGCTTACCGACTTTCCATTTTGTGGACGTAACTTTTTGACTACCCACGCGGTCGGCGAGCAAAAACCCTTTTACTTTCAAGGGGCCCCACCGTCGGCGCAGCGTTGCCGAATCCGCCGTCCTCGCGCGCCGTCTTCGAGGCGTGGCAGGACGCGCAGAGCGGCTGCCAGTTGCTCACGTCCCAGAACCGATGACCGTCGCCTCGATGCGGGACGATGTGATCGACGCAGGTCGCGGCCTCAGCCCATCCGTTGCGCTTGCACTCGGCACACAGCGGATGCTCTTGCAGGTAGACCTTGGCCGCTCGACGCCATGCGTTCGTGTAACCGCGCTCCTGGCTGCTGCCTCGGTATCGTTCCGCGTCAGCCTTGCGCTGCGCCTCAGTCCGACTGCCTGGTGCTCGAAACACTGGCGCGGCGCGCGGCATTAGAGCGCCTCGATCGCGACTGGTATGCCTCGATGGCCAGCGCCTTGCGCCTCTGCTCGGCGTCGCGCTTTATGGCCTGCGATGGCATCAGCCCGTCGAGCCACTTGATGTGCTCCTCGATCGGCGTCAGGCGACGGCGCACTTCGCGACGACAGTGCCACGCACCAGCTTGCCCCAGAAGTTGAGCCGCACGTCATCGCGGTCGACCTTGGCCCACTGGCCATCCTTGACCTCGCCGCACTCGACGCCCAGAGCGATCTTGCCCGCGACCAGGGAGGGTCGGTCGTTGAGCCACAGGCGGGCCACCTGGTCGACCGTGAGCAGGGTCGGGGCATTCGGCTTGGTGGAGATCGTCACGGTCGCGCTGGTCGCCGCTGAGGCCAGGACGATGGTCTTGCTGGCCAGGTTGGACATGTCCGACTCGATGCCGGCGGCGTTCACGGCCTTGATGCCGAAGTGCCGGGCGCCTGCGCCGAGCCCGGTGACGGTGTAGGTCGTCGCGTGTGCAGTGACCGTGGTCGGCGTGGCCGTGGCCACTCCTGCACTGGTCGCAGCGTGGTAGACCTTGTAGCTCGCCAGGTTGGTCAGGGCGGAGCCGTCGGTGTTCTGGGTCGGCGGCGTCCAGGTGAGCACTGCGCTCCCGCTGCCCTCGGTGCACGTCAGGGTGAACGTCGAGGTGGCCGTGACGCCTGTCACCACCTGCGTCCCCGTCAGGGCCTTGGCACCCGACCAGGCACCCGAGGCTACGCACGAGGCGGCACCGGTGCTCGACCAGGTCAGCGTCACATCAGCCGATCCGACGCCCGCGGAGGGCGAGGCCGTCAGGGAGACCGTCGGGGCTGCCAGCAGCGGCCCGCTGAACGACAGCAGGAACAGGGCAGCCAGGAAGATCCTGAACGGCGGGCTGAATGTGCGCATGCTGACCTCGCAATAGATCCGGTCCCGAGCGCAGGCTGAGGTTTCAGGAGACAAGCTGTGGCGTGTCCTGGTCGGGACCGGGAATAAAAAACGCCGCCCGAAGGCGGCGAAGACGTTGACGTCGGGAGATGACGGCAACAGGGGGCCGGACTACACAAATGAAAGGGGGCCGGCACAAATGCCAGCCCCAAGATAGGTCGTTAGATACAGAACTGTCCGCACAGCGTCAATGGTTTCTAGCGTCCCTCGTGAAATCTTGATAGGCCGGGCCGCGGCGCAGCAATACCTTGAGCCGATACTTCTGCGCGCGATGCTTTGCGTCCATGACCGGCTGCACTGCCACTTTCGACCAAGCGCAGGGCCAGCCAGCCATCACGTGCCGTCCGAGCACCTGCTTCCAGGCCTCGTTGAATTTCTCCTTGTCGGCCAGATCGACCTTGAACCATTCCCCGTGAGCGCTCCAGCGCGCGAACGCCGCATGCAGATCGACCTCGATCGTTCGTGCTTTTCGGCGGGAGACGACTTCCATCGTGCAGAACTGCCGCGGCGCCACCGGGCAACCCAGACGAAGGGCCATCATTCGACTGTCGGGTCGGTCGGTAATCCCGACCTTCACGTAGATCGGGCCGTCGTCCCGGCAAAGCAGCATGTACACGTACGATCCGCGGAGGCGGCCGTCCTGACGGTACAGTCCGAAATTACCGATGCTCATGCAGTCGCGTCGATGCGGCCGGCGAGGTAGTAATAGGCCGTGTCGAGGATAGCCCAGTACCGTGATTTCGACAGGCCGAGAATCTTGGCTTTCTCGCTGGCATTCCCGTGAGCGAGGTAATGGGCGACGAACACCTGACGCTGCAGCAATGGCATACCTTCCATGGCACGGCGGATCGTCAGCCCATCCCGGTGATACACCTCGAACGTGCGCTGGTTCGGCGCGCTGTGGCTGGCGCCGGCACCGTCATCGATCACCCTGGCCAGAACTGTGCGAAGTGGCCAGCCATCCTGACCGTAGAGTAGGTGTCGCGACTGGCCGACCCATGCGTCGATCATGGGTTCCAGCCATTCCTTCACGGGGCCATTGCGATCAACGGACACTCATGCCACCGAATCGCTTCGGGAAGCGTGAGCCGAGGTAGTCCCGCGCCGTGTGCACGCTGACACCCCATCGGGCGGCCAGCTCCTTGAGGTCCGCGCCGCAGATCCGCACCCGAAACGGCAGGGAATCGAGCGTGGCGCGCAGCTGGAGGAGCTCGTCGACACACTCGGCCTTGATGGCTGGCGGGCGGCCGTACCACTTCACAGCTTGGCCCTCACGACGACCGGGAACGGGCCCTTTTCGAGGTAACGGAGGATGTCCTTCGCGGCCTCGGCCCAGTGCCAGTAGGTCTGCACGTAATGGCCCATCGAGCGCAGCAGGGCATGCCAGCGCAGCTGCTCCTCGGTGGGCTTGTTGCGGCCGACCTTGAGCTCCCACCAGCCGGCGCCGTAGGTCTCGGTGCGCATGGGGAGCAGGATGTCCGGCAAGCCGGCCTTGACGCCCATGGCCTTGAACCGGGCGGCCTCGATCGGGTTGCGCCACCCCCCATTTGGAACGTGGGCCAACAGCTCGGCTAGGGTGCTCTCGCCGACGCGGACCATGCCGGCCCAGCGCATCAGCGCGATCTGCTCCTGGTCCTCGAGGTGGCGTCGCATCAGGCGAAGATCCGCCAGATCATCCACACCAGGGCGCCGATCGACGCCGTGATCCAGATCGAATTCATGATGCCGGTGAAGAACCGGCGGCCGCTGTCGAAGTCGTCCTGCTGCTCTGGGTCTTGCATCACGGCTCCCTGTGGACGGCGAACCAAGTCGTTTGCGGACGCCCGTTGACCGTGCAGATCCTGGGCGGCCCGCGCCGGATGTGCGCTGGTGACAGCTCGGCCGTACGCCGGCTGACGGCATAGCGATTGAGCCCAGCCAAGTGAGCGAGCTCGACGGCGGTCTTGCCCGGGAAAGCCCGTACAGCCTCCAGGACGGCGCGCTGCTGCTTGCCGAGCTCTCCCGAGCGTCGGATGCCTTCCGCGGCCTGGTGGCTCGTCTGCGGGTCCCTGCGACGCGCTCGCGGCGTATCGGCGAGCAATCCCCTGGTGCCGCGCTTGCGTTCGGCCTGGGCGTCGCTGAGCCAATCCACCTGCAGCTGGCTCATGGGGTGAGCCTGGCTCGTCGCGCGCGCTGAGCGTTGAACGCGAAATACGACGGCGCGTGGTAGCGGATCTTTGCGGGTGCGGTAATCGTCACTCGCTCGGGAGCCAGCGTGATCGTAGCCTCGTTGGCTCTGTCGACACCGGCCTCGAATTGAACGGCAGAGACAGGGATCAGCTCGCCGTCGAGCCACACCTTGCCGCGGCCGTGACTGGTCAACTCAATTCGCAGTTCGCTCATGCCCGCTCCTGCGCCGAGCACTCGGCGAACCAGCCCTCGAGCCAGGTCGGGTGCAGCCAGGCTGGGAAGCGCCGGCTCCACTCGCGCCAGCGAGCGGTCAGGGCGACCTGCTCGGTACGGCTCGGCAGGTATCTCGGGTTGATCACCATGCCCTCGCGGTTCGTCGGCATGGCCGCATGCGCCTGGCGCACCTCGTCGGACCAGCGATCGAACGGTGCCCGGTAAGGGTTCTGGCGGTTCACGGGTTGGCCTCCGCGTGTTCGGCTGCCACCAGGCGTGCTCCCCTCGCCGAGAGAAACCCACCGATCAGGCTCGGCGTCGGCTTGCGACCATTCACCAGCGGGTGCCGGCGCCATAGCAGGAAGATCTTGGCCTCGGGGTCCTCCGCG